GGATGTACTCCGGGATGGATTGCGCTTGGATCGGGGCTAATACCGCCAAATCTACAAGCTGTTGCAGTTGATTGATTAGTGCTAGGGCAATGGCGGATTGCGCCGATGCATTGCCTGCAATGATCTCAGCGGCACCGCCACCGGAAGACAGGTTTTCAACCGACGCGAAGAGGTTTTCTAGCTGCTTAATTGCCTCTGGATTGCCTCCGGTAATGGACGACAAGATGTTCCGGTTCAGATTTAGTGGCGGAAGCGTAGCCATGTGTCACCATGCCAACGGTTCAAGGTCAGCTTCCAACCGCGCAAACGATACATGCGCGTCGGATGTGCCCTGAAACCGTTGAATACGCCAGTTGCGCATGTGCCCTTGTCGCCACCACACCAGCCGGGACCGCGTGTTGCCAATGGTGCCGACGCGAACATCCTTGGACTGCGACCACGACACGCCGTCAAGGCTGTACTGTGTCGTGATGACTGGATTGATGCCTAGCTCCACGCGGCCTGTGAGCGCTACCAGTTCTAGCCGGTTAAAGATCGCCCCGTTGCCATCGTTGTAGGTGATAGTCGTAGCAAACTGCCAACGGACCTGCTGCCCCCAATGGGTGCCGACATCCTCAACCAAGTAGCCAATGGCGTTTGAGCTTGGATCACCCACAAGCCAACGATCATAGCACCAGACAAAATTCCTTGCCCGATACGCAGAAAATCCTACCGTTGCGCTGGTCAGCACAAACCATACTTGTTTTTCAAGCTCTGCCGATGCCGCAGCGTCATAGACCAGCGTCCTATCAGGCAGGTGCACATACAGCAGTTGGTGCGACCGATTGTTGCGCGCCTCTAACTTTACGCCCGCCAATTGCACTGATGTGTAACTCAGTAGAATGTCGTCAATCTCTTGCGTGCTGATTTTCTGCGTTTGACCGTTCTCGCCCAAATGAACGCCTGGAGATTCGTTTCGCCCCGACCCTAGGAACGCAATCCGATCAAGATAGACGCAGCACGCATGCACACCAACGCAGCCCTTTGTGATCTGGGCACCGTCAACACGCTGGAATGGGAAGTATTGCGTTCCGATGTTGTCGAAAACCTCAATAGTGTTTCGATTGACCGCGTACACCTCATCCCGGATTTTCAGCAGGGAAGTCACCGGGTCTGGATCGACTTCAGATGACCCGTATTTCAGCGGATTGACAGCAAGCGGGTTGTTCAGGTCCGTAACAACCAAGCTGTCGCCATCCGTGGTCATGAAGTAGCCGTCTACCCAACAGACATCGATCACCAGCCCCAGGTCAGGATCAACATTCTGTACGAGCGTCGCGCCGTCCCAATAGTACAGCCGCCCGCCGGACGCGATAGCCAGCAGGTCAAAGCTGTAATCCATCGTGACTAGATCGCCGGTGCCGACATCGCCAAGTGTTTCAATTGCACCGGTGTTGCTGATTAGACACAGTTTTGTGCCCATGACGCGATAGCATTGACCACGCCACTCAATGCCGCCCCGATCCGTGCCCGGTCCAGAACCATTGCCGACAATGCCGTCACCAGGACGCAGAAAGCCGTTGCTGATCCCAGACTTTTTCGGCACCGGAACCATATTCACCGGGTACGAAGTCCGTAGATCAGGCCCATTGTCTACATAAATGCCGGACAAGATCGGCAGTTGCATCAGACGCCGCCTTCGCCGGTCTGGATGTGCAGCGTGGTCCCGGCTGCGGATATGTACGCGACCGTGTTGTTGCCGTCGGCTTTCCGGATAATCACCTCAGAGTTAGCTCGCACCGGCAAGTCAGCCGTGGTTGCCGTCTGAGCGCCAGTACCGACGCGGACATGACAGATGCCAGCGCCGGAATTGACCAGCCGCACCGCCTTGGATTGCGAGTTGACAGTAACCGATGCGCTTGCCGCAGCAGGCGTAACGACCTGATTAGCGCCAACGCCTGGGGAGAATTGATTGACGTATGCCATCATTGCACCTTGTACCAGGAGTTAGTCGGCTGATAGAACCGCAGTTTAAACACGTCGTCGGCACCCAAGGACGACGGTGCCCCATAGACAGCCGTGGCGCCGTTTGCTCCCGTGGTCAGTGCCGACACCTGTTGCGTCGTCGTCACCAGAACCTCTGTACCGTCTGCTGTGCTTGATGCTAGGGGTAGCGTGATCGTCCCTGTCGCCAGTCCGCTGGCCGGTTGCAGCAGCACCCAAACGTTGGAGCCGTTGTAGCTCACAGCGACGTTGAACCCTGTACCTGGAACGACAAACTGCGTCGCGAAGTCTGGCGAGGCAAAGACGGATTGCAGCCATTGGGTAAACTGACTAAGCGACATTTTGCGTGTGTCCCCGTTGTTCTGCGACCAGATAGCCAATAAATCGCCAGGATTGATTTGCTCAACCCGACAGATTGGAGTTTGCCAATTGATCGTTGCCATCACTGAATCTCCAAGTAGCTGTCAGGTCCTGCCGTGACAGGTTCAACGGGCGGGCGGATAAACGGACCATTACCGTAGTATCTCCACGGCTTATTGCCAGCGCCCGCAGGCATCGTTCCGGGCAATTGCATCATTGGCAGGCCAGTGCGACGGGTCAGCAGCAGGTTATAGCCAGCTTTGGCATTGGCCAGGGTTTGTTGAGCCGGTGTCTTGCCGTATGACGGTGCGATCTGAATGGCTAGGTTGGTGATGATTGCATTCCACGCACGATCCGGCACGTTGGTTTGCATCGTCCACTCAGTGTATTCAGGGTCGTCAATCGGATATTGGATACGAATGCCGTACCCAAGCCAGTGCGCCATCATGGCGTCTAGCCGGGCGACGGCACTTTGAATTTCCTGCGATCCGACATCGAATTGATATGCCGCAATGCCGATCTCTTCCAGCGCTGCCATGGCAAATTGTAGCTTGCTGTAGCTCATGGCGACACCTTGTCGATCTCAGCCAACAGCCGCTTATCTGACCATCGCCGGTCAAGTTTCACGCCGATGCTCAGGGCGTGATGTTCCATTTCGGCGCGCGTCGGTGGCGACTTTTCGTCGATTGTCGGCGCCTCAACGGCATCTTCAATCGCGACAATCGCGACAATCGACGGCTGTTCAGGCTTTGGAAATAGCGCATCGTCGCGCGTCAAATGCCAGCCGGATGCAAGCGCGCGGTCCAGTTCATCCTGATCGGCAACAATCTTGTACTCATACGGCTTGCCCTTGTACAGGGTCCTATAGCCGCCAGCGCGGAACACAAAATGAGGAAAGGCCATGCCGATGATCCCTCTGAAAAGTGGACGCCCCAGCCGAAGCCAGGGCGCCGTCGTTAGGCAATGCGGTAAGTCACGAACGTATCAGCCGCAGTCTTCCGAGTGCGGAAGGTGGCAGACGTGGCAGCAGCAACAACAGCCGCACCGACGATGGCGTGGGTTGTCGATGCCGTCAATGTGCCGCTATTTGCGCCCGCACCCAGGTTAATAATCACCCAGTCGAAGCTGTCACCAACGTCAAAGTCAGAGGCAGCATCCAGCACAGCGCCGGTAGCCAGGGTCAGGGCAACGGTTGCGCCAGTAGCCTGGGTCAGCGTAGTCAATCCACCCAACATGGCAGTCGCTGTCACGGTGTCAGCTGCGGTAAACGCAACCGGTGCGCCCTGCGTCTGCCACTGATAGATGACCGGGACGACGGGAGCCACGCCGGTGGCGTAGTAGACTGTCGCGGCATTGGCGTTGATAGTCAGTTCAGCTCCGGACGCATAAGCGCCGTAGACGCTCTGAACAAACGCCGTGGGGCCGGTCAATTCGCTCTGTTGCGACGGGTAGTTCGGATAACCGACGTTCCGGAACACCTGAACGCCCGCACCCTGTGACCAAACTGCAACACTATCACCGGCTGCCACGGTAATCGTCGCGGTGCCCTGCGGGTAAATGATATCATAGGCCATCGCTTGATTTCCTTACGGCTGATTGAACAACAGGATGCCTGTCATTTCCGGTTGCAGGTTGACGACGCCGAACAACACGTCGATACGGAACTTGGTTTTCAGGTTGTCGATGTCCGCTTGCTTTGACATCACCACTTCCAAGCCCTGATCGGTCGTGCCACGCATTACGGCCATGCCCGCATTTGCAGGGATTGCCAAGCGACCCGGCAGAATCTCAATCGAATCACGCACCCAGAACGGATTGATCTGCGTGGCGTTCGTATTCAACTGATCAATCGCTGCGGAACCGGATGCCGTCACAATGCAGTTTTGATACTGCAATTCTGCGTTGCTGCCACCCTGGCCGGAAATGATCGGCGGCGAAATCACAACAGTCGTTCCGCTCGGCACCGAAATGACACGGAACGTCTTCAACTGCCCGGTGTCTTCCTTGGTGATGTGGTGCACCGCGTTGACGCCGATGATTGTAAAGGCATCGCCAGCTTCCATGGTGGCAGAGGCATTGACCGTGATGGTCTGATAGCGGTTGTCAACATTTGAGCTTTCGCCCGTTGCTGACACCGTGGTGGCCTGCGGAACGTAGAAGTTACCAGCGCCTACCAGAGTGCTCATGGTGGCGGTGATGGTAGCGGCGCGGATCGAACGAGTGTATGGCAGCTTCAGCGTGCTGAAGTTAGCAACCTCGCCAACGAACGCCTTCTCAAAAGCGTTGTCCGACTTCTTGTTGCCAAACGAACGGCTAGCGACCTGAAGATTACCAGCAATGCCGTTGTAGTCGCGGGTAGACAGGCCAATGTACCGGTCCATTTCCGGCACACCCTGTTCATTCATGATCGTTTCGCATGCGGCGATGTCGTCAAAGTCACCGGACGCACCGGAACGCGAGACGACAAGCGTACCCTGCAAGCAAGCGACATTCGTGACTGCAACGTTGATGTCGCTGGTCAGCTTCTGACGCGCGCCGACGCCCAAACGTTTTTCCTGAAGAGCGTCGCGCAATTCAAGCGCATCCATGGTCCAAGGCGAGACTTTCTTGTAGCCAATCGTAGACGGCACCGAAAGCTGTGTCTGGTTCAGGAAGTTGCCGGTCTGGTCTAGGCCGTCAAACGAGCGCGAGATGTTCGGCTGCGGACGCCAAATGATGTCATTGGTCCTCGCCATCATTGTCTGATCGGTGGAGAACTTGGCAACAGCCTTCGACAACAATGCTTGATCGTCGAAACCTTCCAAGATGTCTTCAAACGCGACCCGCTCCTCTTTGGAGAACTCATTGGCCATGATCGTGATCCTTATTTCTGCCTAAGTTGCTGCTTGTACTTCAAAACGTTGGTGTAATCGCCGGTCCTGTCGGCTTCGGATCGCAACCGCTCCAAGGCTTTGTTGCCTGAGCCAGCCGCTGATCCCGTGTTGCTCAACTTCTTCTCCGGCTGTACCGCCGGGCGTTTCGTCGTCGTCACTTTCGCTTCCATCCTGGCAATCTCCGCCGCAAGCGTGATGTAATCGGTAATCCCGGCCAGCCGGTCCAGTTCGGTTGGGTTTTTACCCAACGCATAGACCAACTTCGCTGGATCAGCCGCAACGTGGAGAATGATCCCCTGTTGCGTAGCGCTCAAAACCGATGAAACCGTTTCGTGCGCGTCTTCCGCATCAGCCACCGGCAATTCAGCCAATCCCTTGCGGTATCCTTGCCGCTTGACCTCAAACGCCTGCGCACTGGCCTGTTCAGCCTCTTGCGCTTTTCGGTTGTGATCATCAGCGGCGCGTTTCCGCGCGGACCATGTGTCGAAAGCGGCTTCAAACTTTTCCGGATCGTAATCGAAATCTTCCAGCTTAGGCTTTGGGCCTAGCTTTGGCACGTCCGGCGCGGGCGATGCCTTTGCTTTAAGCTGCTTGATTTCGCGTTCCTGTTCGCGGACACGCTGGCGGAGTTCTCGCACCCACTTAGGTGCGGGATCTGGCGGTGCGGCTTGTTCAGCCTGCGGTTCGCCTAGGGATATAATGACATCGCCATATGTCTCAGCGTCTTCGGAAGTGTCATCGCCGGAATTGGACGCGGCCTGACTATCTTCCTCAACCTGGATTTCCACATTCTGTTCATCGACAGAATTAGGAATATCAGCGTCGTCAAGTTCCATGGACATCTTTAATCCTATTTTCTCGCAACGTCAAGCGGGTTGCGGGGCCGCGTTCCTAGTTTTGTGGCAGCGTCAAGCAGTAAACGATCCGGCTCTAGGCCGGTGTCCATCACAATCTGGGCAGTCTCTGCCTGAGTGCGCTCAGTCTCTGCTTCAACCTTGCCCGCGTTTTTGATGGTCAGCAGCGTATCGGCCCGCGCCTTGGTAGCCTTGGCCTTCTCAGCTTCGGCGTATGCCAGGAGCGCCTGCTGCTGCGGATCAGGCTGCTGATTGGCCTCCGTCTTTTCCATTTCAGCGCGTTCTTCGTCAGTCGGTGGCATCACGCCAGCGTCAACCAGTTTCTTGCGGAAGTACGCTTGAACGTCTGTTAGCCCCTCGCCATCCATGTTGACGAATGCCAACGACTGTAGTACCTGCTGCGTCTGCGGGTCGGTGCAGATTGCCAGCATTTCCATAATGTTGCGGTGCGTCGCTTGCTTCTTCGACCGGGACGACGGGCCAATGCTAACAGCCACGTCAAAGAGCGCCGTCTTGCTTAGGTCGTTTTCAACTTCTGCCACGCTACTTGCACCGACTACCGGACGCATCAACGTCACAGACGACGTGTCCCCCAGGCGACCAATGGCTTTCATCTTGCGCCCTGCCTCAACGTACAGGTCGGCAGCCATTGATTTCCAGACCTCGCCACAGCGGCGGACAGACTTGGCGAAATTGTCCATAAGGATAAAGGCGCGACCGTCTACGCGCTCCTGGATCATCTCCACAGCCTTGCCGGAGATGTTCGACACCATCTTGTCAACATCCTGCGACGTGCCCAGCATGTCCCGCATGCTGCTGTCTGTAATCTGGATCAGTGCGCCCATGGCTGGCGGTATCTGCGGGGTCGCGGTCATGCCGATAGGCCCGGCTGGCTGCCCTTGACCAGCGGCATCAGTAATCGGGTTGACCAGCAAGAACGGGTTATTAACCAGATTGTCTTCCGCCCACATCAATTCATGGCCTGCGACTTGCTCTGGCAGGAAAATTGGTTTTTCACGCGGGGATAGGGCCGACAATTCGGCCATCGCGCTAACTTGCATGTTCAGAATGCGCTGCAAATCCTTAGCCGGGCGGACAATGCCCATCATCCGTTCCGTGCCCTCAACCCACCAGCGCTTGCCGTATACCGGGACAACAGGGATGCACTTGCCCGCGATATACCCACAATCTTCTAGGATTCGATCCCCACTCATGATGTACTTGCGGACCCGGCGCGTGCGAATGGACCGTTGCCCGATACGCCTTGCGCTGCGCATCTTCATATCAGCAAGGATTTCATTCTCTTCGTCGTCGTCAAGTGCGGACTGCATCACCTCTTCCGTGCTACCGTCCAAATGACGGAATTTCACGGCAGTGTCGCGCACCTTTTCGACAACGTAATAATCGGCCAGATACACAAGGTCAGGCGTGCACCAGTCAAACTCTTGTTGTTGCACCAACACCGGCATTGACGACGGATCATAGCCCCATTGTTCCGTAAACGCCTCCTGCGCCATGGAATATAGGACCCAACACCTAGTTGCGTCTGCCTTGTCCTGGCGCTTGGAGTCCAGGTCAAAGAACACGCTCTTGTCAGCGTCAACAATCGGCTCAATCCGAACGCGCTGGTATTCCCGTTCGTCGTCTTCGTCTTCGTACTCCGCACGCAAGCGAAACGCGCCAAATCCACCGCCAGCGGCCTCTTCGAATGCGTTATCGTACGCCTCTTGCGCAACGCTATCCTGTTCGTCCGCGCGGAACAAACCGTTGCAGACATCGGCTTCCGGAGAATTAGGCGTGCCGTCCTTGTTGATAAACTCCACCGTAAACCGGTTGTTACGGTACTCATTGATGACTTGGATCACAGCCATCAAGACTTTATTCACCTCAAGGCGCGGTTTGTTAGCCCACTGCTTTTCCAGCGGACCTTCCCACATTGCCCCGGCTATCGAATAAAACCGCCGATCCTGTAGGCATTGCGTGCGTTCGTCGCGCTGTGCGGTCTGCACACGGCCAAACTCAGCCAACGACGCGGCATGAATTTCCGTTAGGATTGTTTCCTTGGATTTGCGCGGCATCGTCTCGCCCTAGCTGTTCCGGGTGGAAAAATACACCTGCAAAGGAATGTAATCAACCGTAATGATGCCGCGTCGGGATTAAATTCACCACGGGGCGCTTTATCGCCTGGGCAGTGCGGCGGACAGATTCGCAGGCATACCGCAGGGCATCAATGACGTGGTTGTGCTTATCCGCCAGGACAGGTATCACAGCGCCCGTCAACGGGTCAGTCTCATAGCAGTACATACTCAGTTCGTCTATCAGGTGTAAACAGCGCGGGTGCACCACAATGTCATAGGATTTCAGCCATTCAACGCCCTCTTCCAAGGACCGCGCGCCTTTTACCGCTGGCATGATCTTAGGAAAGCCGTGCTTGCGCATGTGCGATATGGTCTCAGGACGCGCACTGTCTGCGACGATGGTCCATTTCTCAGCTTCTGGCACGGTTAGGAATAGGTCAGGCGTTGCTGTGATTTCGCACCCAACCTGATATGCCTCGTAATCTACATAGAGCGTCCGGCCAATGATGTGAGCGCGCACCAGTACCGTCGGATCGACTGAGAAACCCCAGTCAGCGCCGAACCGGTGGATAGCGTCGGGCGGTGCGTCAAATTCCTCGATCTTCCAGTTACGGAAGACGCGCGCCTCGCTCTTGAGATTGTATTCCCCTAGCCAAATATGGGAATACTTTCCCGGATCGCGGCGCTTGTCGTATTCCATTTCGGTACGCAGCGACGCTGGAAACCAAGGGTTATCTGACCAGTTGGCATTGACGACAACGGCGCCGGGCGGAGGATTTTCACCACGCAACAGGACATCAATCGGATCGGTTGGCATGGATGGATTCCAAGAGAACCACATCTCCGCATCGTCGCGCCTGAGCGTTGGTCGCAGCATTTCCAGCGACCGCGCTGACATGGTTTGCGCCTCTTCCACCCAGGCGATACGGTAGCCTTCCAACGACTTGATGCTGTCGCTGTTGTGCGATTGCATGCCGTTGAAGATTGCGATGCCGTCCGAGCCAACGCGCTTGATGACCGCCTGCTGCACATCAAACAGGTGCGTCACGCCGAGCTGGATGATCTTATCCTCAATCAGCCGCTTGGATGACTGTGCTAGGCTTTTCTGCGTCTCACGAATGCACACGGCGCGCGTGCCCGGGTTAAGGATCATTTCCTCTACCAGCATTTCCGCAAACAGGTGCGATTTTCCAGAGCCGCGACCGCCCCAAGCGCCTTTATAACGTGCCGCCTTCAGCAGCGGCACAGCCCATCGTGGCGTCTGTATATTAAGCTCCGGCATTTAAAAAACTTGAGCTTAATCTTTCACTAGGCATAAGCGACCCTACCTTGGCTCCCTTGATCATTATCCGGCTAAGATGATAGCCACAGTTCATTATGGCTGCTTCGCGCGGCTTGTATCCAAAACGCTGATCATTAAAGCGATTGGTTTCAAGAATGACGTTTAATTGACGTAAAATTCTCGGCAACTCGCGCCATATCCACAAAGGCACGTCGCCAGTAAAAGATATGACAGGTTTCAGGTGTCCGTGTTTTAATATCACCATCGCTTTCATCACTTGCTCACTCCGTTTGGATCAATGATGACGCGGCGCACGATCTCCACGCGTAAAGGATTCTTTGCGTCGCCTGATATACTGGCAAGCGACGGCTTTTCGAACCGGATCGCAGCCTTTGCCGCGTCTACCCGTAGCTCGATGTCATAGCGTGGGTCTTTGTACACCGCGACCAGCAGAGCGTGTGCATCGCCCTCGAAGGCGCCAGGAATAGCCGCACTGATCCTGGCTGCGGCATCTTTCATCGCCAATTCGCGCGCTTCGGTGCGGTCGTTCTTGCGCCCCATTGGACGGCCAGCACCCTTGCGCTCGCCACCTGGATCAACCCGCGTTGCTGTCTTGCGCATTTATTGCTTTCCGATCGCGATAGACGCCACAATCCACACTGACATACCGATCACAAAGTCGTCAAACCCGCCCAATGACGCGCCTACAATTAACGCCAAACCAAGAGGCAAAGCGTCGTTTATTGTCATCGCCTTGTCATCGCCTTGGCATCTTAGGCTTGGGATCCTTCTTGCCAAATGGCTTAGGCTTGTACTTGGACTTTGGCTTTGGTGTCGGTGTGGACTTTTCAGGTTTGGGCATTGGCATCGGCATGGTCATTCCTCCTTTTTGCGTTGACAGCATATCCGGCTTATGCTGGCGGGTCAACTGCTGGCTTGTCTTTGTGCGCCGCGTACATGTCAGCGGCTTTGCGCATAAAGATCATCGCTTCGTCGTCGGT